TGCGTTTCGAGCATGCCACGGACGCTATAATATGGTCGATGCAGGTACCATAACCACCCCCTTTGGGCCAATCTGGTATGGCCCTTTCGATGGTCACCTCTGGCCTGCCCCTGCCCGTATTCTCTGGGCCGTTAGACTCCTCCCACGCCATCCACTCCTCTGCATGCTTGAGCCATACATGGGTAGCGTACTTACTGGCATGTACGTCAGTGTCGGCTTGCGGCCACGGGATTGCTGCCCGGGAACCCCGCTTGGGGAAGGACAGCTTAAAATGCCCTTCCTTGACCGCCTGAAGGTACACCACGGCCCTTGCCCAATTGGTAAGCTCACTTGACCCTATCCCGGCGTAGGCGAGATCGTAGAGGATCGTAGACCCCTGCCCCTCCTTGGGTGGCTTGGGGGTGTGATGCATTACCATCCATGTCACACCCGTCGCCACACTGATCGGGTTCAGGCAATGCCGCAGGAACATGGTCATGTTCTCTTGGGCCAGCGCATCCCCGCCCATGAAGGACAGGAGCGGATCGATCCAGCACAGGTCAGGACGGTGCAGCCCGATGAGGGACGCTGCCATCTTGGCGAACTCCGGCCCCGTCTTGGTGCAGTCGCGGACAATGACCACGTTATCCAGAATCTGCTTGGTCTCATCCTCGTTCAGGTTGAGCGTACCCTTGAGGTGGCGCAGCACACCTTGAGCCATTTCAGCCACGTCGCCCAGATCGTTCTCGGCTTGGATGAGCAGCGACCGCAGCGGCTTCTTGGGCGAGATGCCAAGGAAGCTTCTGCCTAGCGCCCACGTCATCATGGCCTGTAAGCACAGTGTTGACTTGCCCAAGCCCGACCCGCCAACCCACAGGCACGACCCGCCCTTGCATAACCAGCGGTTGCCGAGCAGGCAGTCGTTGTCCGAGCCGGCATCGAAGTTGAGGATATCCTCCCACGGCGTTGGCTGCGGCAGGTTCATGGTCTCCATGTGTGCCTTCCACTCGCTCCACCCCGACCTGCCCGTGTTGGATGCGAGCAGCGCCTGATGACCGTTCTTCAGCTTGCGCGGCGCCCCGGGGAGGCGGGACAGTCTGGACGCATCCTTGTTCTTGGGATCGATATCGAACTGCGACATCTTGGAATACAGGTAGGCAACGCGCTCGGCATACTCCTGCGCGTTCTTGGCGTCCACCTTGACCCAAGCATGAACCGAGCGGTGACCCGAATGGATGATGACCGAGCATGGCAACTCGAGCGTGTTGACGATCGCCCACTGCTCTTCCATGGTGCCGCTATCAAACTCGATCAGGGCGTGCCTGAAATCCTTTACGTCCTCTGCCTTGCGGGACTCGCCCACGGGATTGATACAGACGTACGCACCGACGTACGCATCCGGTAGCTCGACCCCGGCATGGAACTTGTGCAGCCACTCCTCCCGGGTCATGATGGTTCCCTTACCGTTGGGTCGCTCGCCATCCTCATGCCCGACCGCGCCCACGATGCAGATTCGTTCCCCCTCCCTGAATGCGGTCAGCAGGAACTTGCGGACGTCATCGGAGTTGTCCGACGGTTTGGGGCAAGGCTCAATCTCAATCTTGAGCGGCTTGAATGGATTGATATAACTATGCGGCGTGATCGGTTGGCGTGCGCTGCGCCTGAATGCCGACGTGATCGCCGCCCGGATCTCGCTCTCCTTCAGCCCGCTTGACTCGGCCGCCGGCGACAGCTTCGCCATCGCCTCGGCCTCGGTGCCTCCGGCGTCCCTGATTTGTTGTGCGGCGAGGAATAGCTCTTGGTTACGTTCGCCTTCCTGCGCCCCGGTACGGATGAATTGCTCTGTTCTGCTTGGTAGTTTCATTGGTGTTTCCTTTCTTTATTGGTTTCTCCGACATCATGTGTGCGTTCGTTTACATGTCATTTGAAAAGCATGCCGGTGATTCAAGGGGTGAACACACCTTCAGGAGGACAACCCGTCGCAGGATCTCCCTGCGCACCACTCCGGCATTAAATTAAAAGTTTGGGTTTCTCCTCCTTGCTAGGAACATGTAGGAAAGAATAAGACCGGCGTCGATCCAATCAATTCTGGTCCCACCTGCTGCCGTAAGAATTATCTTCATTGTGATCATCCAAGGCAATACTGCCATTATGATATTTTGGATACCATCAAGGACTGCCTCCACCTTGCTCATCCGTTCAGCCCGCTCTCTTGCCATCGCGATTATATCTACAAATAGGATTGTTGGAATCAATCTTGTATTCGTAAATATACGGGCAGTCGCATCCGTCCCAATAAGAGCCTGAGAAGTTGTCCTTGATATGTGTGACTGCTTGCTTGATGTCCCCATAAACACCATATGGCAATCCCTCTGGATAATCGTCGCCCATAATAATAAATACCTTATTCATCCGTTCAACTCCACCGCCTTCTTGGCCGCCTCGACGATGTCTTGGGCGGTGATATGACGCAGCGCGTTACACCAGTATTGCGTACCCTTGGTCTTGTTGGTCGCATCCTTGCACATCTGCTGCGGCAAGCCCGCATGTGGGCGGCACGGGCTATGCGGGCAGGTGTCAGGCTTGAACACCGACACGTTGCGCGGGTAGTAGGTCATACGATCATCAGGATGGTAGCTGCCCCATAGGGACACACATGGCGTGTCCAAGCCGGCAGCGACGTGGTTGATCGAACTGTCCGGCGCCACGACGAAATCTGCATTGCTCACGATGGGAAACAACGAGCGGAACTGCTTGGTTGAATTGAAAAGGTCGATCACTCTGGGATGGTCTACCTTGAAGTTGTTTGAGTTGTCTAGCCCAATAATCACCGCCTTGTGATTGGGGAAAGCCTCGAGCAATGCCAGCACGGCTTCCTGTCCCTGCTTGGGCGGGTAGGTGCGGGTCGGCCCTGAACTGCTGACGTGGTAGGCGAAGAAGTCTCCTTTGATCGGCCACTTGCCCATCTCGGTCAATTCCTTGTGATCCGGCTCGATCAGGTACAGGTGCGGACGTTTATACTTTGGATCTACGTCTCCGGCATTCATCCAAGTGTAGATGCGGTCATAACAGTTGCCCGGGCCGGTCCCAAGCTTGGTGTCTCCCACCTGCCCGCTGAACAGGTCGTCGGTCGGGACGTGCGCGTCATACGAATCCCACGCCTCGAGCGTTGCCGGAAGGGGAAGAAGTCTGGCGCCTAGTCCTGCATATAGTGTCAGGTTGCGCGCGGGTGCGTATACATCCACAACCCCTCCCGACTCCTGTACCAGATAATGCACGATCGCGGTGGTGATGATCGCGTCACCGATCGCCCCGGCACGGTACACGGCGGTTGCCCCTCCGGTCGAGCGGCCCGGGTAGTACGGCTTGATCTTGTGCGGACACGGCACCGACGTCTTGAATAGCTCACCCGTCAGTTCGTCGGGCAGCATGTACGTAGTGCGCGGCCAAAGGTTATTATCGTCGATGCGATGAACACCGGGTGTTTCGTTCTTCCATAATTTCATGGTTTGATATCCTCCCTAAACGTATTTAGCCCGCCAGTTGTTTTTCTGGGCATACTGGACCGAGCGCCTGTCGCACTTCCAAGCACGGGCAATCGCGCTGATGCTCATGCCCATGAGGTGCTGCTGCTGCCATACGGCGTAGCGACGGGCCACGGTTTCTGGAAGCTTGTTGCCCTTGACTGATCTGTCCACCTTGAGGTCGTCGGGTATGACCGGCTCTTCCGGCTTGCCTGTTACCGCAAGCATAATGTCCTCAAGGCGTTTTCTTGTGACGAATAATTCCTGCTTGATGGCGACCAGCGTCGCCTCCATCAAGGTTAGCCTCTCAGCTAGAACCTGTTCGCTTTCTTTCGTGTTCATCTCTTTGGATTTCCTTTGCTATCAGGAGCGACGCATCCACCTGCGCGATGATCGCCCTTAGTTTGTTTATCATAAGGTGGTCTGCCTCATCCCTGCGCTTTGCTAGTTTGCGCCGGGATAGGGACAGCATGTCCACCAACCAATCGATCTTCTGACTCAAGACGTGCGGATACGAAAGGTTTTCGGATACCGCCGGCTCGGCTTGCTCTTCCCTGCGGCGGATAGCGCGATCGCCAACACCTGACTACGGGATCGCGGCTTGCCGCCGGCACCCCGGGCGCTGCCCTTCTTGCGGTTGTCCGCCATCAGTTCCTTGATGTTCTTGCCTACGTTCTTACCTAGTGGCATGGCCTACCTCCTTATGCTGTTTCTTCCCCCACGACCCCGTCGAACGGTTGCTCTTCGGCGTGGAAGGTTTTCGTTTGTACCCTAAGCCATGTGGGTTTGGCAAGGGAATTCTTTCCGGTGAAAGACGTCTCCTTGAACATGACGTTGTTGCCGGGGACGCAAGCGATGCGGCCGTTGGCAAGTTCGATGAAGTGATGCGACTTTGTTTGGCTAGGCTCCATGCTATAAGCGTCACCGTAAGGCTCGGCCGTGAACATGTACGATCCCTGCATCCAAGCCTGCCGGGACGCCAGCCACACCTGACAGTCCAGTTCGCGCAGGTAGTCGTACTCGATGGTGGTGAAGTTCCAGCCGAAACAATCCCAGCGTTGCGCGTCGCCCAAGGTCCACGGCTCTTCCGTTCCGCCCGGGAATGCGAGCGCATGCAGGGGCAGCCCACGGTACAGGGCGCCGCACTTGAGCATGACGGTGCATCCCCAAGCCCGGTGCGGCACCGAGTATAGCCCGAACCAGACAGCATCCTCCCAGCCCTGCTCCTTACCCTGAGAGCAGAACTGGCGGTCCACCATGACGTATTGATGGCGCGGTAGGTTTGCGGCGAAGGTCATTTACGGTCCATCCACATTGCCAATAGCGCAACGCCAATGGCGAACATAAGCATTTCGTTTGGTCCTATATCAATCATGTAGTTTTAACTCCGATAGGGGTTTGAGATTGGCGTGCGGCACAAAGAAGCAGGGCGGGTGCTGGCTGAACCTGTACTCATCCTTCTTGCCATCCTCGGCGTGAATCCATCCATGAATCGTATAGTCCGGGCAGCGGCCGGATACCGAGACCACGATCCCGGTGTCGTCCGGTCGGATCTTGAGATCCTTCCGGCTCGACCACCTTACCTCTAGGTTCGTGTTCTCGATGTCAGGCACATGAAACGTGTTGACCCCGAATCCCCAATAGATCCCCAGCGTCTTGGCAACCGCAAGCTCGGCGTGCGCGGCCTCGATATGGTATCCCCATAGCTCGCCAACCACCTTCTCGGGGAAGCGGGGGTTACGGCGCATATGGCTCGCTTCTGCATTCCTGCGCATGCCAACGTATCCTGCGACCAGAATCTCGTTGGCGTTTAGCGTGACGTTTATCTCCATGCCGGCCCCGTGATCCACGCCACCAGCGCCCATCGCGTGCCGAGCAGTGGTGCCTTGGCCTTATGCTTAATCCAAGACGGGAAGAAGTTTGCCGACCCCTGATGAGTTGACTTCTCCACCCCATGCCAATCCGCCTCGACGCATAGCCCGCCGCCGACGTAATCCTCCGGCCGGGACAGGTTCACGACGCAGGTCATCTTGCGGTCGCTGCCGTCGTAGGTATCGAAATGCCACTTAAACTTCTGGAGCGGACGGTACCTAAGCACCTGCAACTGTTGCATGTCCGATATATCGAACCTGTAGTGTTCCTTGTTAACCTCGGATACAACCGCTGCCAGATAATTATATACCCACTGGAAGTGCGGCGACTTGGGCAGCCAGCATGACGCGCAGGTGCGGGTTCGGCTTGTCACACGGCTGCCGTCCTTGGCAAGCACGGGCGCCCGGGTCATGCCGATGATCTCGGCGTCGCGTATAATCATCTCGCACTGCGAGCGGGTAAATACCTCTGGGACCGTTACGGCCGTCAGGATCTTTTGCTTAAACTTTTTTTCGGTTTGCATTTGTGTTTCCCTTTTGCGAATTCAGTTAAAAGTTTTTTGATAGCGTAGCTTGCAAGCTCGTCCCTATCGTACATGATTCTATTAAAACCGATGTGCGCCAGCCTATCGGCCATGTTGTCGTCAATGTCGAATTTCATTTCGACCATTTTGACTTCACTCTCGCCAATAAACTTTATCTGTCCCAGTTTTTCCATTGCTCTCTTTCCTCCTTAATTCTGTCAAACAACCAAAATAAAAACGCTGCCCCGGCCAAGACAAGCGATAGCGCAACCGAGAACGCAATAATTAGCGCGGCAATGTTTACGGTCATCTCGAGTATGGTTTTAATTAGTTCCATGATTCTTCTTTATTACACGATTGAGGGTTGCTTGGTCAATATCTATTCCGGCCACCTTGCACCAGAACAGGATCACGCCATTGGAGAAATCGTCCACAAGCTTCCTGACAGACTCAACTCTGCGGTAGCAGTTGCAGTCCCTTACGTTCTTGCTTCTTGCTCCTGTGGGTTGTATCCCATTCAGGATACCTCGTCTCTGTAGCATCCTTATGTCATCGATTGCGCGGATGACTATCTCGCCGGCAAGCTGCTGGATTCTTGCGTCGTAATCACCGGATGTTAATTGCGTCGAGACCATTTCTTTTTCTTCCCCGAGCGGTCCTGACACCAGACCGCATACATGTTCCATAATTCTGCCGCATCCCTAGCGGCATCCTTTGTGTCAAAAACGTCATCGATCGGCGGCAAGCCGTTTGGGGGTATTGCGCCCCACAACCTCGGACCAATTACATTGCCCATGATGGTCTCAAGCCTGTACTTGCCGCTGGCCTGAACCACGCGCACCGGGGTCATCGGATCTCTTCCTCAAGCTTCTTAATGTCCGCCTCAATCTGAGTCCTAAGCTTGCTCATGTCGTTCGACTGTCCGGCATAGTGAATTATGTATGCATCATGGTAACGGTTGAGACCGAAGTGCTGCTCCACGCTGGTCATGCAGTTGTAGACCGGGTCAAGTTCCTGAAGGTCCAGATCACATAGGTGCGCCATAATGTTCATCCATGTCTGCTCGGCAAAATGATTGGGGAACAAACCGATGGGCGGCTGGGCGAATATCCCGGCCACGGCTTTTGTTGCCACAAAGACACCCGTGTTAACGTAGAACCTTGGCTCGATCTTGTAACCAAAAGCCTTGGCCAGTGCCGTCATTCCCGGCTTGCGGTCCAAGTATGATCCCTCGTCGAAAGCGCAGAACTTCTCAACATCCTTGGAGATGTCCGGGCAATCCAACGCAACCAACACATCAGCGTCAAGGAATGTGACGACATCGTAGCCCTTGGTCGTCATCAGGTGCGGGATGATAAGCTTGCTGTACTGAACCGGATGCGCCAGCGGCTTCTCGATGGAGATAAAGTCCTGTTCGTGCCGCTTGCAGTAAGCCTCAATGCGCGGTCTGGTCAGGTTTAAGACCTCCAGCCAATCGTCCCCGAAAGCCTGCGTAACCACAACTTTCTTCATGCCACCTCGCAAAGTTGTTCGTCGGCTTCCTCCATGAGAAGCTGCTCGGCAAATTCCAGCAGTTCCGGCTCGGGGTTGGCAATGTCTGCGTCACCGTGACAAACCGTGATGCGAGAGATTGACATATCGTAAGGCACGTCCGCCATGACGTGTTCTCGGTAGCCCTGCGGACCGATGTCAATGCGGTGCGTCTTGTAATCGCAATCGCCCCATGCCGTGACTTCGCGGCCCCCCCAGATGAATGTTACTTTGATGTCCTCTATTTTCTTCATAGGCGTGGTACCTCTTTCTTTACTTGCGCCCAACAAAACAAGGCTCGGACGACCGCCCTCTCTAGGTGGTCCATTGCATCCTCGCCTTCCCCGTCGGGCATTGGTGTGCTTTTGTGCAACATCATTTGTGCGGTTGCCAGATGGCGTATCGCACGCGATATGTGGTAATCGTTAACAGGTTTATCGCAATTGAACCACTCTCCGTAGGCAGACTTGCCAGACCCCTTTCCCATAACGCGCCACACTATATCTTCCGCTGCCTTGCCCATATCCTCTATGGTTGGTGGTGTCATAGTTTCATCCCCGGTGGTGTGTATTGCTTTACCCAAGCCCATACTTTGAGTAAAGCAGAAAATGCTTGGTAGGCTTCGCAAATCTCCCGCTCGTCCCAGACCCTTGTGACAATCTTCTCGGGGTCGTTTGCGGCCAATACAATCGAAACGCAACCAACGCTAGTATCGCCCCACGCCATCCTGTACGCCGCCAACTGTGCCACGTCCGTCTCGAAAAACGGTTCATAACGATCGTTGACCTTACGGTTCTTTAGATCGATGATGCAGGTGCCAACGCCCTTCAGATCCACCAGCGCATCGCACCTTCCGGCATACCCGGCCCCGACCAGCGCCCGTTCGCACCAGTGCGTCTTGGTCACATTCTCGGCCGCCCACTCTTTGAATGTTTTGATATAGGGCGCCATCCGCTCATCCTTGGAAGTCTCCTGACCCATTAAAATTTTTTCTGCCTCCTCATGCATCCGGGTTCCATGCTCGGCCGCCTTGGTGGTCTGCTCCTTGGACGCTTTGATCACTCGCTTGGCGTAGCTCTCCAGCGATTCGTCCGGCTCCCTAGCGATATTGATGGACGCCAATAGCACCTGCTCCATCTGCCAGTTGGTAAGTTGCGGTTTTGCCATCGCCGCCAGCACCGACGTCACACTAGGGTAAAGCCCAAGCTTCCTTGCGTCGCCGACGGTCGTGTTGCGCTCCAGACCGGTCTTACCAATGATTACATGAGCCGACTTGCCATCGGCATTATACCAATGACCCGCTTGGTCCGTGAAGACCAAGCGGGTTTGGTTTGGCTCTTTCTGTGAAAAAGTAAGAGCCACTAGATTAGAATGGCATTTTATTGCCATCGCCATCGGTCGCCTTTGCAACCGGTGCATTGCCGGCAAACTCCCGGGACTCGCGGATTTTGCCCTGCAACCATTCCGGCAACTTGGAAAAGTCACCGGATTCGCCTTGCTCGATCTCGTAATAGACATGCTCGTTCTGCGTCTCCGACGGCGCCTTCATGCCCTTGGGCAATTTGGAAGCACCGGCAATGGCGCAGTAGTTCCTGCCCTGCTGGCTTGTCTTGTGTACAAGGGTCAGCATGGCCGGCTTGCCGAGCAGGTTCTTTAGGCTAAACGCCTGAAGTTCCTTGGCGGTAAACGCCTGACCGCGCCACTGTTCCAGAAGCTTGCGAAGGCTTGCGCGCTCGCCAAGCGACCGGGTCTGCTCGATGGATACGATCATCGGCTTGGTCACTTTCGTGGTCTTGCCGTTCTCGGTAACCTCGCCCTCGATAACCTGATCAGGAAGCTCGAAGGTTAGGCGGACCTTGGGGGACCACTTCTCCTCGCCATCCCAATTGGTTTTCTGGTGACCGAGGTCGACCAAGCTGAATAGAATGCCGACCGTGGCTCCCGCCTCCGGTAACTGACGTTCCGTATTTTTTGATTCTGCGCTGATGGTTAGTGCCATGTTATACTGTCCTTTCTATTGTATTTTGTTGGGGTTTATTGGGGTTGAAGGTATTACAAATCCCTGTGCCACGGTCGTTGCTACAGGATGGGTAGCCACCACGTCAACAACAAAATTGGGCGGCGCAATGTGGCGTGCGATCTCGCAAAGGTCGTCGGCTTGGACGATGGCCAACCACTTCTTCTCTCCGTTGCGGCGAAAGAACACCGCCGGGATTTTGCCATCAGGAGCATCGCCCTTGGCCTGCGCCATCCACTGCTCCGGCTTGATCTGCTGGCAGCGCTTCACTTCGCAGTGAAAGGGGAAGTTGGCGCACACCACGTCTCCCGATCCGCCCTCGGGATCACCGGCATATTGTTGCGTCCTGCGGGCCTTCTGCCATCCCTGCTCCCGCAGGTATGAGGCGAACTCCCGCTCGCCGGCCGCTCCCTTGCGTCGTGAATTTATTTTTCCCATATGGACTCCATTAAGGTTAGGTTGATGTCTCCGTTCTGGTCTGTGTCAAAATTGATATAGGCGTTGGGGTGTTTGGTGGTAAATTTGACCGCCTCCTCGAAAGCCCTGCTTGTGATGGTGATCGACCTTGACTCGTTGTCCAAGCACATGGACATCACGATCATGTTGAGCATGGATATAAGGTCGCTCTTCCGCATCGCGGAAAGGTCGGAAATTTCCTTGCCCTCCATCCCGGGGACTATGCCAGCCGGGGGGCGTTTATGTCAACGACTTTTTTTAAGCCCGGAATCTTCGTCGAAACACTGTAAAAGGCCCGCCCCGGTCATCTTCTTGGCTATATGCGGGTGCTGCCTTAGCCATTCTGCCGCCTGCTCCACCGAGCTACAATGGGCAACCTTATCCTCGAACAAGCGCCAAGCCTGCTTGGGGGTCAGAGGTCGTTTATGATGCGCCATGAGGAGCCGGTCTTTGGGTGGCATTTCTTCGTCTTTGTCTTGCATTCCTTTGTCTTGAAAATCCAATACAAGTCGGCGTCGAGAGCATAACATATAATATAGTCAACATCGCTAGCCGAATATCGCTTTTTCGCAAAGCAGCCTGTGCCAGTGCAGAATCGGTAGAACACCCTGTTGCGCTCGGTGCCTTGCGTCGACTTCACCTGTATGCGAAAGAAGTTTCCGTTCTTCTCGGCCACAAGGTCATACCCGGAGAAATCCTCAACCGGGGTAAGCGCGTTGTAACCATTGCGGAATAACGCCGCAATGACCTTGGCGACACCGACCGCCCCAATCTGCCTGTTCCCAAGCTTCATTTCTTGTGTTGACTCCATTTCATTTTTTTATATTCTAGCTCTAATGAAAGCAACCTTAATTCTACTGTTAACAACCTCGACACTATTCGCATGGGACGGCGAGGAGGAGTCCAACCGTCTCCTCGCCGAGACCAAGGCTAAAACCGAGGCGCTCTACGAAAGCCGCAGAAAGTCGGAAGAAATTACAGCGAACTTCACCGGGTCCATGGTCGGCGGTAACGGCGCCACCCTGAGCCGCAATACCGCAATAACAGGAGACGGTCAGTATGTTTCCTTTGATGGCAGGGGTTTCGCTACAACTGGAAAATACTACGGGCATAGCAGGAATCAGAATTGGGGTAACGCTGAATACGTTGTGAGGTCTGGCAGCATTTACTACGGGTCATCCTTGGTATGGCAAACTCAGGGGGCATTCTTCAGGCTTAACGATGCCAAGCCGTCCTATGTTGTTACTTCGCCCGGGGTATCCGCTTCTATGCGGAAGCCCTGAACTGCCCGAAGGCAGCATTGCGATTCATAACCCGGTTTTCTAGCCCCGGGTAAAACTTCTCGCGCCTTGCGTCCTTTGCCTTTAGTTGGCGCTCGTAATTCAACTGCTCGAGGCTTACCCTGCGCATAAGGTCAGCAGGGTTTTCCTGTTTCAACTTGTCAAGCGTTACCGCACCAAGCACGCCGTCATCCTTGACCCCCATCGCCCTCTGGAGAAACTTAACCGATCCTGTAGGACCGCGATTAAATGCTAGATCCTGAAAGAATGGGCGGTAAACCTCCGGCAACTTGGATGTAACCGGCTCAGTATATTTCACGATATAATTAAGCGCATAAGCCTCGCGCTCTTCCGGCGGCAGATCGCGCAAAGTCTTTGCGGCCTCGGGATGATACTTGTCGTTGATCCCGGCCACCTCGTAAGTCCCGCCCATGTCTCCGCTCGGCAGAGGGTAAACGGCTAGATTGCCCTGCTTGTCGCGGCGAGCCTCCCAATTAAGGGTCTTCTTGGCGGCGTCGAAAAGACTGCCGGAGAACACGCCACCACCGGCGTCAGGCATCTTGGGGCCAACAAACGACGGCGAGGATTCGATCGAGCTTCTTATTTGTCTTTGCATAATGTCTCCTTCCAGATCCTTAAACCTTGCAGCAGACCGCATTCTCTCTGCGATGTCAACCTTTTGCTGTGCCTTCTCCCCGCCGGCCCAACTACCACTCGCCATGTCCGAGAAACCAAAATACTTCTTGCCAACCTCATCCCTGATAGCGTCGTTGGTAACCCTTTCGTCAATCTTTTTGGGCAGCCTCGATGACAGTTGTGGGGCGGCCATTATCGTCCCTCCACGTCTCGCCTGACCATCTCCTGTTTAAGTTCTTCCGCAAAGGCGGCCATGTCAGGATCATCTGTATCGCTCGCAATCGTGGACAGCGATCCGATAAGACCAGAGGCCCGGGAGATTGGCTTGTCTATATTGCTTGCCAGCCATTCGACGAATCTTGGGTTTGTATATAGTCTGGCAGCTTGCTTGGCCCCGATAAGAGTTCCAATCACTCCGCTTGCAAATCCAAACTTTCCAGACATAACTCCACCGCCAATAGCCATGGCTGAACCAATAGCTCCACCAGCAGCCGCAGTCCCCGGGGGGTTAGCAAGAACCTGAGAAGCTTTGTCGATCTTGTCTGCAACTACCGCAATTTTCTGCAAATCCTGCTGATATTTACTTCCGAAGCGGCCGAATAGAACCTGCTTGGAAGCTTTGTCTAGCTTGTTGTAATTGGTTAGAAAAGTGCGGCTGCTGAATAGCTCGCCGGTTTCGTCCTGCATCCCCGGGGCAACGCGACCCATGCGGTTAATAAAGGCAGATACGACAGCCTTTTGGTCATCCTTCGGAATTGAACGCAGCATCGCTGTAAGTTTGGTCGGGCCTTCGGCAGCGTTGCTAAGGATATTGCGATAAATTTCGTCTGGGTTGCTACGGCTAAGGGTATCCTGAACCATATCCATCCGGTCGTGAAATGCGCGGGTAAAGTTATTTGCCCTATCAAATGCTTGCTTTGTTTTGTCGAATCTAGAAACGGCCGAATCAAAATCTTCCGAAAGCGCTTTATATAGAGCCTTAACCTGCGTCCGGGGGAAGTCTGGCGTAAGGTCAACACTTGAAAGTTTCTCTCCAGCCCAAGACCTAAGATCGCGCATGGTAGAAAGAGGTATTTCGCCTGCCTCGTTTTTGCCGCCTGCAATTGCGTCTTGTATCGACATTAACTGCTTATTGCCAAGCTCGGTCCTAAGCTCTGGAGTATCCCTAAATCTTTGAAGCACGTCATCAAGCGCTTGCAGCGTGCGAGTGGGTGGTATGCGCACAAGAGCCGGAGGGATTAAGGAATCGGCCTTGTCGTAAAGCGCTTTTTGCGTGGCCCTTGCACGTGGCACAAAAACTTCTGTGAATCCCTTCTTGGCGCCACGACCAACAATATATGGTTCTTTAACTTTTGAAATCTGACCGCGAAGTTCTTGTACCCTTTCGCCAATCTCCTGTTGTTGTGTAAATGCCTTTTCCCGCATTGTAGCAAATGCGGTGGGGAATCTTCCGGCCGTGCTTTCAATTTGCTGGATATTGGCGGAACCTGTCATCTGACCAACAGAAGGAGTTGTCCCTGCTGCCCTAAACTCTTCAAGAGTCTTGGCAAGTTCTGCCTGAGATTTCCCACCCCTAAATAGCCGTATCGCGGCTGCGCGAGTAGGTTCTGTCGCACCAGCCAAAGACATTGCAGCAGCAGGTAGCCTGCTAACACCAAACTCTTTGGCTTTTCTACCAACTTCTGCCATGCGGGCAGCCGAACCCGGCGCCAATCCTCCAACCAGCGTTGCAACAGTCTGACCCACAGGGCCGACATCCTGCTCTTCCGCAAGCGCACCTGCGGCAGCGCCAGAAACCGCTGAAGCCCCCTGAACCACCGGAGAGCGGGCAAGCTCCTGACCAACTGCACGAAGAGCGGGGCTTTTAGCTGCTGCTGTAAGCATGCGTCCAGCCTGTACCCCCGGGATGGCTGCGGTCGCACCCTGAATGACCCTTTCCTGCAAGCGCTCTGCGCCAGTTTCAGGCTTAGGCAATCCAATTGCAGTTTTGGCTTCTTCCAGAATATCGTTAACGCTTCTCGCGTTCGGATCTCCGCTGAGAGCTTTGTAAATCTCGGAACCAATATTTGTGATTAGACCAGCAACTCCTCCTGCCTGCGCACCGGCACCCGGCGCCCGCATCGGAAGACCGGCAAGCGCACCGGCCGCCATCCCGACAGTTTCGGGAGTTGCGGCAGCCCTTCCTATCAGGGCTAATTCCCTGCCTACGGTTTGCGCAAAAGAACGATCCTTCTGACCGTCGATCGGCTCAGATCCGGCCTTGGATTCCCTTAACTTAATCTCTTCTTCGCTTAGTGGTTTAAACGCCATCTTACGGCTCCAGTGTTCCCATTACTCCACCGATATTAACCAAATCACCGTCTTTGTATCCGGCCGCTCTGGCTGCCTCTTCGCTATCAAATGATGGCATTGCAGGCGCACGTCTTGTTTCGCCGTCGGCCTCTGGGGCGGCAAGAGTTATTTTCGGTCCGGCAACGTCGATATCTTCTGGGTCGGAGTATGCGTCAAACACTGGTTGCAGGCTGTTTACATTAAATCCAGCAGCCCTTGCCCTTGTGGTAAAGTCGCGCTTTACAACTCGGCTAAGTTCGATAAGCCTGTCTCTCGAGGCAAAGTTAATAAAGTCGGTCGGGTTAGCAACGGCTGCCTGCAAGAATTCACGCTCTGCATCGCTCAATTGACCGCCACCGGTAAGAGGCACGCGCAAGCTTGCGACGAGAGGAGTTCTGATCAGATCAGCGCGACGCTGTACGCGCAATAGTGCCTGACCCTGAAGATTGGACGGAAGTTCACGCTTGATCCTGTCGGCTTCCTCTCCAAGCGCAAGCAAGGCGTTGATCTGGCTTACCGAGTTAACCATCCCAGCGGTTCTTTCGCGCATGTCCTTTGCAATTGCAGTGTCCGGTGCGAATCCATCTAAGCCACGAACCTTTAGCGTATTATCAAGCTCGCGCTTGGTTTGAAGGTTAAACCAAGGCTTGATTTCTTTTGCGGCCGCAGACTTGGCCGATGCTTCTTCCGGCGTGCGTGAATTCTTAATGTCCGCGTCAAGATCGCCAAGCAACTTGGTCGTCTCCTGATAACGCCTCTTGGCTACCGAGGTTGTGTCGCTTGCCGGAGCGGAGCCGTAGAATTCACCAAGATTAACCGATCCTTCAAGACCCTCACGCTGCTTGCGGATCGCCTCAAGCTCGCCGCCAATACGCGCCACCCGGGCGCGGGCCAAATCCTGCTGTTCGAGCAACTGCTGCCCGGTTGAGATCGCAAGATCCTCCGGCATGACCGGACCGGCAGCACCGGCCGGTAGCGGCGTTGCCGCAGCCCGAACATTGGAAGCGCGTGTTCCGAGCCTTTCGGCCAGACCACGCTGCGATGCCAAATCCTGCTCAACTTCCAAAGACCTTTGCGCAAGCTCGCCCGCGCGTTGGATTTGATACTCGGGGTCTTTGCGACGCGCCTCCATAAGATTAAGCGCAGCCTGCTCCCTTTCGAGCATGTCTTTTTCTAGCTCTGCCTGCTTCCTAGCCTTATAGGCATCGCTCTCGTAGAGCGTAATGGGTCCGTATGAGATTCTGTCGGCCATGATATTAGGACATCTTGAACGGAGTCAAAAGACTGCCAATACCAGAAGCCACCTGCCCGAAGGCTTGGAACGGACTTGTGTAGGTGCTGGCAATCGCACCGACCTGAGATCCATACATGCTCGCTTGCGCATTCTGCATCGTGTTATAGATGCTGGCCGCATTGCCTGCAAGCTGAACCGGAATCTCAGGGCTTGCGGTTTGATAGAACGGAACCTGATTGGCCTGCACGTTGAACTGTCCGGGTTGGGCTACGTTTGCGTTGATATAGTTCTGGAACTGCGCCTGCTGTTGGCCGATGCGCTGCTGGGCGAGGTTTGCCAAGCTTGGGCCACCCGCCAAGAAGCCGGAAGCAGCGCCAAGACGCTCGCGTGTTAGGGCATCGCGGAAAGCAAGATCGCGCTGTAGTGCGCCGCCGGTTGTTTCGCCGGAAGCCAAGAACTGCTGCGCCGCCCCGAAACGCGCAAGCTTGCGTTGCTCCCCGGCGGCCCCCAGCGTGGCCGCCTCCTGCACTGCCGGTCCAAGACCGAAGATGTTCCCACGGGCGGTCTGTGCCGCACGGACGGCCTGCTCGTATCCACGCCTTTCCTCGGCTCCCAAGGTCGAGCCAAGGCGAAGCTGGTTAAGCGCCTCCTGCTCGATGGTCTGGCGCAGTTGCTCTGTCTGCGGCGTCGTTGTAGCAGGCAACTCTTCCGTCGCAAGCTGACGATAGCGTTGCCCAAGCCCGACTGCGGTTTTGTAGGATTCCGGGTCAATCTGTTTGAGTTGTTCGCCGGCACGCTCTTCGGGCAGCTTGACGAATTCGCGGAAAGATGTGATCTCCTTTAGGCCATCTTCGCTGTCGGGCGTTATTGGCTTATAGTTCTTAACCTGATCGCTCGCCTTGGTAACCGCACCCTGCACGCTGGCAAGGTCTGACTTTAGCTGGTCGATGGACACTTTGGCAGACGTACGGCGAGGATCGCCTGA